CGAACGGGTTATCGCCGAGTTGCCACCAGGCGAGGAAAGGATAAGTGCCGACATCCTGCTATTTTTCAGGTGGTGGGACAAGGCGCACGGTGCGAGGCTTCCCGTCGTTTAGCGATGCGACACACTTCTGGTCGGCCCGTTCTATTAGAGGTTCCACCTCCGGGTGTCCGCATGAATGCGTATAGAACTTGGCATAAGACGAGACCTCCAGACAGGGCGACTTGCCACAGACGGGACACTTGATTTTGGCATACTCGGTGGCGAGCAGCTCATAAAGGGAATTATTAATGCTCATAACGTTAATTATATGATTGTACGCTACAAAGGTAGCGATAATATCCCGGTTCGGGAGAATAGGGGTATTTTAAAATGAAAATTCAAAATAACATTAAAAACGATAAGAATTATGAACAACAAGAGAATCTACATCAGCGGTGCGATTGCGCACCACGACTTGGACGAGCGCAAGGCCGCGTTCGCGGCGGCCGCCCGCAAGTTGAGGGGCGACGGCTACACGCCCGTCAACCCATTCGACAACGGACTGCCCCAGAGCGAAGATTGGCGACGCCACATGCGTGTGGATATCGGCATGTTGCTGCAATGCGGTAAGATCTACATGCTTCGCGGGTGGGAGTTGAGCAAAGGCGCGAAGCTGGAACTGGATGTGGCCAGCAGCTGCGGAATAGAGGTAATGTTTGAAACGCACAAGCCATGATACGCGGAAAGTGGGGAAAGATGACGCTCACGGACGAGGAGCGGGCGTGGATGGAAGAGCACTTCGCCCATACGAAGAACGAGGAGGTGGCCCGCTACCTCGGGGTGTCGCGGCGAACTGCCGTGCGGCTGGCACGCGGAATGTGTTTGGAGAAGAGCGCGGAGTTCGCACGCGCGATGCAGGCCAATGCCGTCGAGCACGCCGTACGAGCCAACCGCGGGCAGGGTAATGCCGGCAAGGCCAACCTGCTGAAATACGGCAAGGCCTACCGGTTCAAGCCCGGTATGGGAAATAAGGACCGACTGTCGGCGGAAGCTTTCTCCGAAATGCACCGACGGAGTGCAGAGACACGCAAGCGCACGGTGATGGCCGAACGTCGGCGAGTGGCCTTCGGGTTGGAACAAAAGACCGCACTGCGCGTGGTGAAAGCCCCAAAAGCGAAAATATGTCTGCGCAACAGGCTTCGCAAGCGTGGCTATGTGGTGCCCCGCGCATCGTCGGATGCAACGATAACCGCCGACACGCGCCGCTCGGCAACGTTGGAGCAGCGGGCAGAGAAGATGGGAATTAGGTTTTATCTAACAGAGAAACAGGATGATACACAAGGGAGATAAATTCACGGTGCATTGGGTTGGCCACGAGTCGGGCTATGTTGACAGAATCTACGAGGTTGTCGGAATAATTGACGATTGCCACTGTCCACGCCCGTCGTGGCTAACGGGACAACCCGAAACTCTCAGACCAATACACTGCCACATCTCGGCGCGTTTGGTGCGCTCTCCACTGAAATGGCATGACAATGGGCTGCACTGGTTCAACGACATCGACCCACAGACGCTCCATAGCATAACCAGTTCCGACTTTTGGCTGGAGATTGTCCGGCAGCCGGGGGACCAATTAAGTTTATTCTAAAAATCAAGACAATGAAACAGATTATCGAAACAATGATGGCGCGGATGCAAGCATGGCACGAGGTGCGCGCAAGGAGAATAGATGCGCGGCGTGTGAAGCTGCTCGACAACGAGTCTCGACGTCGCCTGCAGCTGATGGAACACAACGGCACGACCTACCTCTCAATGGACGGCATGCCCCTTCTGGAAGCTTCCGACTTGACCAACGGCCTTACCGAAAGCCTTGCACGGGCACGATTGAACTACGCCGACTTCAGGGAAGAGGGGATATGGGCTAAGAGGTAGACACATTCAAACAACATTAAAAGCAAGCAATATGCCACCCGAATTCAATTACCGCCACTTCTACGCGCTGCTGGCCCGAATGCCCTACGCCGACAAGCAGACGCTCGTGTTCCAATACACAAAGGGACGTACCGACCACCTCGGGCAGATGCACCCCGACGAGTACCGCGTGATGCTGCGCGACATGAAGCGGGTGGTGGACGACGAGGACACTACACGCGAGCTGAAAAAGCGGCGCAGCTCGGTGCTCAAGCTGATGCAACAGCTTGGTGTGGACACCACCCAATGGCCCTGCGTGGACGCCTTCTGTCTGCATCCGCGCATCATTGGCAAGCTCTTTTGCCGCATTTCGGTCGACGAGCTCGAAGACCTGGCCGTAAAGCTGCGCGCGATCAAGCGCAAGGGCGGGCTGAAAGACGAGGCCCAAAATGCGGCACAACCAACACTGAAAGTGAAGTACAACTTTATGATTAACAACAAAAACGACAAGAACAATGAAAAAGGAAATGCTTGAGGGCTTATCGCCCGAGGAAAAAAAAGAATTGCTGGCCACGCTGCAGAACGAGGCCAATGAGGAGAAAAACAACCGCCGACAGGCATACGAAGAGTTGCGCGAGAAGTTTGCGCAAGACGTGCAGGCACGGTTGAATGACGTGGTGACGGCCGTGAGCGGCTTTCGTGAATGGCTGGAAAGCGAAAGCCGCGCCTTCCGCGACGTGATGGCCGAGTACGGTCAGCTGCGCAGCGAGAGCCAGGGCGGTTTCACGATGACGGTGGGCGAGTTCCGCCTGACGGTGGCCGCCAACAAGGTAAAGGGATTTGACGAGCGCGCCGACATGGCGGCCGAACGGCTGGTGGACTACCTGAAACGCTATGTGCAGCAGACCGAGAAGGGAACGGACGACCCGATGTACCAACTGGCCATGACGCTGCTGGAACGAAACAAGAGCGGCGATCTGGACTATAAGAGCATCTCAAAGCTGTACGACTTGGAGAGTAGGTTCGACCAAGAGTATGCCGAGATTATGCAGCTCTTCAAAGAAAGTAACGTTGTGCAACGCAACGCGCAAAACTTCTACTTCCACCGGCGTGACGATGTTGGAGTTTGGCGCAAAGTGGAGCCCAGTTTTTGCAGAATGTAACTGCATTGTAACCTGAATGTAAAAAAGTCCCCGCAACGCTTGTTGTTACGGGGACTTTTCATTAATTTTGCATATTATTGTTAGCGCGCACAACGATTATGGCAAGAGGGAGAAACAAGGAACTTATAAACGAGCGGGACCGTAAGCTCTTCGAGCGGTTCTACTATTGGAGCGAAGTTAAAAGGCTTCGCTTTGACGACACCATACGCAAGCTCTCGACCGAAGAGTTCTTCCTAGCCGAGGCCACCACGCTGCGCATCGTGCGGCGCATGCTGATGGATGGGGCCACGGTAGACGGAAAGGCCGTGGAGAAGAGTCGGCGTCAGGGGTTCAGGTCTTCAGCCGCACGGAGAGAGTCGTGCGCGCAATTGTCCCTGTTTCCCGAGTAACCTCCGAGAGGGCACAGGTGTAAGTTTCCTCGTAAACCTTGATGCCGTGGTTGAATGTAAAGAACCGCGAGCGCGTGCGAATCAGCGCGCCCTCGCTTGACGGCCGAAAGCCCTGCAACAGCGCGTGCAGGGCTTTTCTTTTTTCCTCGCGCTGCATGATGCGGTCTGTTGTCTGGCTGCCTGCGTGGGTGTCATCATAACAATCCAATATGAGGCGAACGCGCACCTCACAGGTTCCGCGCTGTGCGATGTCACCCGTGTCTGTCCATTCCGTACCGGACAGGTCGATGAGGATGGCGGGAAATGTCAGTGGATACATGTCCAGCTGTTCATTGTCCAGTGCCTCCAACTGTCCGTAGTCTTCGTCAACTGTTCGTGCCCACGGCAATTCGCGGGCAATGTGGGCGATGGTGTTAGCGAGTATCGATTCCATTTCCAATCTCCATTAATGTGTTTAGTATCATTTTCTGTATTTTAACGTTGAGTTCGTGGCTCGGGCCGATGAACTGACGGCGCGGGATGTGTATGGCCGTCTTGCGCGTTAGAGCCATTGCGCGCCACGCCTGCGCCATCGGCGGCAGCTCTTTCGGCATTTTCTCACCCTTCTTCACTTTAGCAAGAGAATACGCCATGTGCCAGGCATAGCGGCGCATTTTGGGTGTTATGCCGATGTTTCCACCCTCATTGTGGATGGCGGCATAGGGCCGTGGGTTGGTAACCATCACCGCGCCGGGCATGGCCACGGCATCTATGCTGCGCATCAGGTTGTCGGTGGCTGAGGTCAATGGCTTGTAAGGCGAGCCCGCCTCCTGTCGTCGTGTTTTCTTCCACGGATGGGTGCCGCCATTGGTGAAGCCGCCATCGCGGAAGTTCTGCCGAAAGTGATTCTTGGCGATGATGGCCGCCTTGCGGGGGATGTCCGAGCGCATGGCCTGCTCCACCTGCTGTGGGGCTCGAGCGATGATGTCGGCTATTTGCTTGGCGTTCATTAATTTTCTTGTTAAAAACTTTGTTCGTAACGAATAATGTTGTATCTTTGCATTGGTACTGGAGAGCCGGCTTGCCGTCTCCGGAACCTCCAATAACGTTAGGCTGAATAAGCCTAACGTTTTGTTTTGCCCCCATACGTCAGCAACTTATTCTTCCAATGTACGAGTATTACACGTTCCTTTCCACTTTGTGAAAGGTAGCCATTAACAGTTCTATGTATAATCTCCCTATCAACGAAGCCAGGTATTTCCAGTACGATGTTGTCCGCTTGTTTCTTGGCCTTCTTTATGTGGTTGATGATGGCGTTGTGCTGTTCCTTCGCATTAGCGTCCCTTTTTAAGCCGAACATGGACTTGCCGTCGAAAAGCTGTCCGTTTATCAGGTAGTCGGGGTTCTTTCCCTCTTTAACTCCCTGTGGCAACAATTGTCTGCGCAACATTCTTCCCTGTTCTGTTGTTTGCTCCAACCGTGGCAACAGGTACACCTTTGTCTTCAGCTTGTCGGCAAGAAATTCTGCCAGTCGCTTGTTGTCGTCAAGCTCGTTTTCGCCATGATAAGGGCTTATGAGAACTTGCCCGTGGTGTGTGCGCTTGTAAGAGCCCTCTTCAGGCGGCTGAGCGTTAGGCTCGCCCCATTGTTTGCTTGGCAACTTCGCGTCAATGTACGGGCAGTTGAAGCAATCCTTCTTATGCGCCACGAATACGGCCCGAATGCGGTTCTTAACGCCTCGCGGCTTGTAGTATGGGCATTGTGCGCAGTTCTCGGGGAAATATGGGTGCGTATCGTTGATAAGGTGACCGTCCTTGCCGGGGTTGTTGTCCAATCCGCGCTGTGGTTGCGGTGCGGGCATCTCCTCCACCACGTCGGCTGGCGTGGCGGGGTCGTCCGTGGCTTCGAGCATGCACTTGCAGTTCCAGCGGTCTTGCGGGTGGTGCTTTTCCCAGAACGGATGCTCGATTGGCAAGGTAAGTTTCTTTTCCCAATATGAGCGGTGCGAGGCCTCGGCATCGGGCGATGTGGTGGGCATCCAACGGAGGTTGGGGAAGATGTCCTTGTTTTCAATGAACTCCTGCCAGTCGGCCGCGGCATGTGCGCGCAACACGGCCGTATTGTATTCGGTGCGCAGCCACGCGCCCGTGTGGTGCGAGGCAATCGTACGAATGTCGTTCGACCACTTTTCGAACGGCTTTATATTGCCGTTCGAATCCCGCAGTTTGTCGGCCATCGCCTTGCCCATCGCGTGCACCTTGAAGGCGGCGAACACCTCGTTGCCGTGGCGAACGGCATCAAGAAAGCGGTCGTTGTGTCGCGGTTGGTATTCTCCACGCGTCAGTCCTTCGGCGGCAGCCTCGTTCATTGTGCGTTGCAGTTCGCGCCACATCTTCGGCTCGATTTCTTTGGAGGTGTCAAAACCTTCGTAAATGGTGTGCAGGAAGTCGCCGAGCAAGTCGGCCGAGACCTCCACGCCACCATCGGCGTTGTGGAAATGCGCGTAGCATGTGCACCGCCCGTCGCCATAGTAGAGGTTGTCAATTAGAAGTCGTTGTCCGCCCCGAGGGATGTCGGGGCTAGGCCAAAAAAACGGCGCAGGGCGTTCGTTGGGGATTTGCGTTCGGGTTCTCGCGGCGGTTCGGGCTCTTGCGCCAGCCGCTCGCGCATGGCTGCACGTTCCTCTTCCTTCTTCGCTTTCAGCTCGTTGTAGTTCTCCGGTTTTGTAACACCGAAAGTTTCATACAGGTAGTCGTCGTCGATAGGCAACCCCATGTTAGACAGCTTCTGCACGATGTCAATCTGTTGCGCGGTGTTCACCTTCTCTTTCTTCGCATATACGAACTCGCCTCCGTCTGTATTGAATCCCAATTCGGCGAAGATGTCGCACATTTGGTAGTTGAGGATATTGAGGATGAAGTCGCGGTCGTCGGCGTTCATTTCGTTCTCCTCTTCCTTGTGTATTGTGCCCAGTGCCTGCGTGCCGGTACTCTTGGCGTCGGTGGTGAGGGTGTTGCCCAGCACGCGGATGCTAATCTTGCTGTCCCAGTATTCGGCGAACGTGCGATACAGCTCGCTGCTGCCACTCTTGTTGCCAGCCTCGAGCAATTTCAGTTCGCTGTCCTTGGGATGGATGTACACCGCGTTGGTGCCCTGCTGTCGCGCCTCGCGGATGAGCGTCTTGCGTGCTTCCTCGTCACCGGCGTCGTAGGTGTACTCGCGTATGGGCATGCCGAAGATGTTGCAGAAACGCGCCCAGTCGCCCATATTGCCCTTCTTATATAGTACTGCTGGCAGAATTTCGGCGAATATGCCCAGCCCGCGCTCCGTCCCAACGAAGAGTGTATTTTCAAAGTTCTCAATGGGCACTCCACCCATGTCCCCCTGATAGCGAAGCACACGACCGTGAACGGGATCGTAGTGCTTACGGTTTATCAAGTCGAAATGGATGTTTCCGTCATTCTCTTTTCGGAATTGCACCAGGGTAAAACCCCAGAACTCGGAGAGGATGAGTTCCTTGCGCAATTCCTTAAACCAAGGTGAGCGGAGTTGCCTGTTGATCTCTTCGTCGGGCTTGCCTTCGCGCTGAAATTCGATGGGGATTTGCGTCACGCCACGCAACCGCTTGGCCATCACCCCTGTGAGGTGTAGGTCGAAATTCGCGCTCTCATACATATCATACAACCGCACGCGGTTGCTGTAATCGATGCCGCGCGCTGAGGTGACGGCATTCATGTAGTGTTGCAAATTGAAGTGGAACAGCTCGGGCATCTGCAGTACCACGTCGGGCTGGCGTTCTCCCGGGGCGGCGAGCATCCCGCCCTGCGTTATTCGGCGGCCTTGTGCGCGCCTTTGTTTCAGGTTTTTCATCTTTACCATTTTTTGTTTTTTCATTTATAAGAGCGTTGGGCGCACCTCATCCGCCTTTATCTGCCATCGACTTTTGTCCTCTACCTCTTCCGCCGGCAACAGCGGCGCACCGTCGATGGTTACGTCGCCACGCATCACGCCCTTGAGCCACTCCACCGCCCGGTCGTAGCGGTCCTGCCTTATCTTCGATATCTTATAGGGGTTGTGCTGGCAGAAGATGTGGTAGATGGCGATGTCCAGGGCGAACATCAGCACCAGGGCGTGGCGGTCGGTGCCGCTCGCGGAGAAAATCTTGTCGCAGTCGTACTTCTTATTCAAGTACGACCGCATCTCCATGACGGCGCGGTCCTCGCATATCTCCACAATCTGCGGGTCGTAGTCGGCCGTGCCTTGGCGCAGCAGACTGTCCAGTATCTCGCGATGTATGCTCGCGTCGTAGTCGGTTATGTCGATAAAGTTCTGCATCTGTTATAATAGGTATGGGTTGTCCTTATTCATGTCTTCATCGTTAAGCGCGATGGTGTAGGTGGGTTCTAGTTCGCCCGTCTTCTGGTCCACCGTAGTAACCGCGCCCTCCACGGCGTCGGGGCCGTCGGCAGGGTAAGGCAGGGTGAGTTCGAAGAGCTTGAACTGGTTGATGAGTTCCTGCATGTGTGGGTTGTCGCGCTCTTCCTCGTTAAAAACCCACGCGCCAAGCCGGTCGAGCGGTTCGAGGTTAGCCTCTATGCGCGTGGCCTTGTCTGTCTTCTTTCGCGTGTCCTCACGAATGAAGAGTTGCGTATTGCGCGCTGCGCACTCGTCGCGCAGCAATGGCTTGAACACCTGTTGACAAAAAGGGTCTTGCAGCTTATTGTTTTCAATGTACCAATACACGTTGGCTCGGCCCGCCACATACTTGTCCAACTCAAAGTACCAGCCTATGAACTCGGCGTTGGTCTCACGCGCCAGGAAGCCTTTTATGACATAGTAAACACTCTTATACTTTCCTACCAGCCACAAGGCCTTGGTGGAGCTGCCCTTCTTCTTGCTGTCGGAATAGGCGGGGTCGCCGTAGCCGATGAGGAAACGGAACTTATTCAAGGGCGGCACCTTGCCCCAAGGCAGGTTCTTGAATATCTTGCCCTCTGCCACGGGGTTGTTGAAGTATTCGCCCTGTTGAGCCCGCACCGAGATCTTCGAGAGGCTTCGGTCTATCTGTTCCTCGGTATTCTTCTGCGGCCATGTGCTGCGCCCGTGCCTGTCGCGGATGTTCACCACATCCCAACTGTTGGCGAGCGCGCCGGCGCGCGTTATGCAGCAGTCTTTGGCGATGACGTTTCCGCACCACAATACCAAGGTCGGCTCCGATATGGAGCGCGTGGGATACAATGCCTGTTCGGCCCATTGCCACTTCTTGTCTAGCGTCACCGGATTTCGGCAATCCTCATCGGTGTCGTAGTCGTCGAAATACAACACGTCGGGGCGGATGGCCTCGTTGCGCATACCACGCGGGGCCGACCCTGCACCTAGGGCGATGAACTTCGCTCCGCATGCGCAGGTGAACTCCTTGTCGGTCCATGCGCCTATGGTTTCTTGCTTGCCGTAAAACTGAATCAAGCGCGCGTTCTTCTCAAAGTTGGCCTTATAGGGCGCGAGCAGGCGCGTGGCCGCATCGATGGTGGCCGCAGCCAATGCCACGAATCGCTTGCGCTTGGTTAGCGTTAGGTACATCAGCACGAACATCGCCACGGTGCTCTTCGCCAGCTCGCGACTCCAAGAGAGAACCTCGTACCACTCGTCGTTGCCCACGATACGCCGTATGGCCTTAATATGGAATGGGGCGAACTCGTACTTGGCATAGGCTGGGAAAAAATAGCGTATCCACTCCACGGGGTCGCGTTCCAACTCCTTACGCCGGCGGTCTATCTCGTGGCGTGACAGGCCATCGTCCACCGGCACGTCCTTGGCCAGCCCTTCATGAAACCTGCGCCACAGCTCCAATGCTTGCTTGTCCGTATGTTTTGCTTTCATCCGCGTGTGGTCTGGTCTTTAATGAATGCGTCAAAGAGGTTGTTGAACTGCTTGGCCGCCTCGACGTCCAGCGGGCGCAGCCATGTTAGGAAGCGCATGGCCACGGACACGCAGTCGCTCACGCCGACATCGTTCTGTAACTTGTTTATAGCTCCGGCTAGTTTGGCCAACGCGTCGGCTTCGGCGGGCGTGGCGTAGCGTTGTCCCTCGTCACGCGCGGCGATGGCGTTGTTTACCTCAATAATCTGCCTGTTCCATTGTGAGATTATCTGTGCGGGGGTGATGGCCACGGATGCCTTCACTTCCTCCCAGTTGCCCTCGCGTATCCATCGGCTGACCGTCTGGCGGGTGGTGCCCACCTTGTCTGCAATCTCCTCCTGGGTGTAATTACCATCCAAGAATAGAGATCGTGCAATGCTCTTCTTATCGATATTTGTCTTTGCCATCCATTTCTTATTTTGTATGCAAATTTCCCCCTTTTTTCACTAATGGTGAAATTGCAAATTAATCATATACGCCTGAATTGCAATGGTGTACATTCCGTATTACACCATATTTTTACGATTTTTCGGGTTCGTTTTTTCACTTTAATTTTGCCGAAAAATCAAATACGGTGCAAAAGAAATTTTTCAACATAATTCCCAGTGACGGCGAAGTGGCCATACTCTTATATGGCGACGTGGGCGACGGGCAGCGCGTGGACAGCGGCCGCGTGGTGGCCGAACTGATGGCACTCGCGGAGCAATACAAGAAGATAGACGTGCGCATCAACAGCCGCGGCGGTGACGTATTCAGCGGCATCGCAATATATAATGCATTGCGCACGAGCAAGGCGGACATCACGGTCTATATTGACGGTGTGGCGGCGAGCATCGCGGGCATTATCGCCCTTTGCGGTAAGCCCTTGTACATGTCGCCCTATGCCAAGCTGATGTTGCATTCGGTAAGCGGCGGCGCATGGGGCAACGCATCCGACCTTCGAAGCATGGCCGAACAGATGGAAGTTCTTCAAGGCGACCTTGCGGCGATGATAGCCGGGCGGTGCGGGATGGATAAGGAAGAGGTACTCGCGAAGTATTTCGACGAAAAGGACCATTGGCTGAATGCCAACGAGGCTTTGGAAATGAAGCTCGTTGACGGCATATACGATATGGATGGCGAACAGGTGGAGGCCAAGACGGCGGACGACCTGTACACCTATTTTAACAACCGGCTGCAAGTTCAGCCACAAAACAATGAGAATGAAATGGCATTATTAGAATCTTTGAAGAGTGGCATCCCTTCGTTCGCCAACCTGGCAGACGAGAATGCCGTAGTGGCGCATGTTCGCGAATTGGAGAACAAGGCCGCCAAGGTTGACGCTCTGACGCAAGCCGTCGAGGGCTATAAGAAGCAGCTGCAGGAGGTTGAGGACAAGGAAATCGCGGCCGTCGTGGACAAGGCTGTGGCCGAACGACGCATCACCGCCGAGCAGAAGGACAGTTTCATGGCGTTGATGAAGACCGACCGCGAGAATACCGAGAAACTGCTGGCCAGCATGAAGGCTCAGCCTTCTCGTCGCATCGTCGATGTGTATCGTGAGAATGGGGGAGCTCCGACAGCCTTGGCCGACATGAGTTGGGACGAACTGGACAAGGCGGGTAAGCTCTCGGAGCTGCGCAATGCGGACCTCACCGCATTCAAGGCGAAGTATCAGGAAAAGTTCGGTCTGGACTACAAGGAATAGGACGACATTATAACAACATTAAAACGACATTAGAATGGCATTGAATATCAGTATCTGGCAGACTACGCTTGTCGAGAACTTCTACCCCGACAACGGATTCGCCTCGAAATCTGTGGACGACTCCACATACGTTAAAGCGAAGAAAGTGATCATCCCCAACGCGGGAGCTCCATCGAAGGTGCAGAAGAACCGTACGGTTAAACCCGCGACAGTGAACCAGCGCACAGACAACGACTTGGAGTACGTGATTGACGAACTAACCACCGACCCTATCTACATTCCGAACATCGATACGGTAGAACTGTCGTACGACAAGCGTACATCCATCATCAGCAATGACCGCGAACAGCTGCGGAATGCTGCGGAAGAGAACATTTTGGAACGCTGGGGTCTTGGAGTACCCCAAGCCAACGTTTTGTTCACTACGGGCACGACGGAGCGCGATGCCCATACTTCGGAGACGGCCACAGGCAAACGTAAGTGCATCACCAAGGCTGACTTGTTGAAGATTATGACACGCATGGACGCTGACAACGTTCCTAAGGAGGGACGCCACATCCTGCTGGATGCGTACATGTACGCCGATTTGCTTGAAAATCTCTCGGAATCGGATAAGTGGATGTTCCAAAACTCCGCCGACGTGCAGCGCGGCATAGTCGGCAAGCTCTGGGGCTTGAACGTCATGACACGCAGCCAGGTTCTGCGCGTGAAGACCGACAAGAGCCTCTTGGGTTGGGATCAGGAGGCCGTTGCGGGAGAGATGGCCGCTGCGCTGGCTTGGCACGACAAGTCGGTGAGCCGTGCGATGGGCGAGGTGAAGATGTTCGACTCTACCAACAATCCACTTTATTATGGCGACATCTATTCGTTCTTGCTCCGCACAGGCGGTTCCGTTCGCCGTTATGACAAGAAGGGTATTTACCTTTTGGCCGAGGCGGCTAAATAAGAAAGGAGTGGCGTATGTTACCTAGGATTAAGATACAATTCCTCAACGGCCAGCTGGGCACCGTTGGTGAGAGTCCCGACGGTCTGTTCGCCCTGGTGTGCGGCGCGACGGCCGTGGCCAAGACGTTGGAACTGGACAAGGCCTACACCCTGCATTCGTTCGATGAGTTGGCCAAGCTGGGCGTTACCCCCGATAGCAACCCCCGCCTGCATAAGCACGTGAAGGAGTTCTACGCCGAGGCCGAGGAGGGCACGAAACTCATCATCTTCCCAGTGGACAAGACGAAGACGTTCACTGAACTGCTCGACAAGGATACGGGCCTTGTTAAGGAACTCGTCACAGCGCAGAACGGTGCCTTGCGGGGCATATTTGTGGCCGGCGACGGCCGCGAGGCCACCCTCACCACCAATGGGCTGGATGACGACCTCCTTACCGCCCTGCCCAAGGCGCAGCAGCTGGCCGAATGGGCCACGACGCAGCTCTACGCCCCGCTCTTCATCGTCATCGAGGGGCGCGGCTACAAGGGCGGTGCGGTGAAAGACCTGCACGGCGAGGCCTACAACCGCGTGGGCGTGCTCATCGGCGACACGGTGAAGGCATCCGAGGGCGCGGCAGTGGGCGTAATGGCCGGCCGCCTGGCAAGCATCCCCGTGCAGCGCAACATCGGCCGCGTCAAGGACGGTGCATTGAAGCCCATCGCCATGTACATCGGCGACAAGCCGGTGGAAGAGAACGCCTCGGCCGTGAGCGACCTGTACGATGCGGGCTACATCACCCCTCGCAAGTACGTGGGCAAGGCCGGTTACTTCTTCACCGACGACCGCCTGGCCTGCGTCCCCACCGACGACTACGCGCACATCACCACGCGGCGCACCATCGACAAGGCCTACCGCATCGCCTATGCCGCGCTGCTAGACCTGATGCTCGACGAACTGCCCGTGAACGAGGACGGCACATTGCAGCACGGTATCATAGTTGCGTGGCAGCAGATGATGGAGAACGCCGTTAACCGCGCCATGACGGCGCAGGGCGAACTCTCGGCCGACGAGGACGGCGCGGGCTGCAAGGCCTACATTGACCCGAAACAAAACGTGCTGGCCACGTCGAAGGTGGAACTCACGTTGAAAGTGCGCCCCTTCGGATACGCGCGCTATGTGGACGTCAAGCTTGGATTCCAGGTGGAAACGGCTGGTAAGTAACATTTCGTGGGTGGGCATCGAGCCCACTCACCTCACACTTTAAATAAAAAGGTAATGTTTAACAGCAGAGAATACGAATGGGCGGACATCTCCGTGGTGATGGGCGGACGGCCCGTTACCGGCATCCGCGGCATCAAGTACAACATCAAGAAGGAGAAGGAGCTGCTCTACGCCAAGGGCAACCGTCCGCACGCGGTGCAGAGCGGCAACTACGACTATAACGGCGAGATAACGCTGTTGCAGAGCGAATACCTCGCCTTGCGCGAAGCCGCCAAGGGTGACATCCTCGCCGCCCAGCTCGATGTGGTGGTGGCCTATGGCAACCCCACCCGCGGCGACGCCATCACCACCGACATACTGGTGGGCGTGGAGTTCACAGAAGACAACACCGAATGGAAACAGGGGGACAAATTTCAAGAGAAGAGCATCCCCTTCGTCTTCATCGACAAGAAACAGGCGTAAAACCTATTAAAGCGATACGATTATGAAATATACGAAAGAACAGATTGAGGGGTGGAAAGCCAAGCACGGCGAACTCTTCGAGATTACCGTCGAGGGCAAGAGCTGCATATTACACCGCCCCACACGTCGCGACCTGAGCTACGTCAGCGTGTTGACAGACCCCATCAAGATGAGCGAGACCATGCTCAACCAACTCTGGGTGGCGGGGGACGAAGAGATCAAGACCGACGATTCGCTCTTCCTGGCAGCCATACAGAAGATGCAGGAGGTTCTCGAAGTTAAGGAGGCTGAGATAAAAAAGCTTTAGAGGATGCCGAGGTGGACGTGTCTGACGGCTTCGACATCCTCTTCTTCAACACAGTTATGCGCTACTACCTGCACCTCGACCCCGATACGCTCTCGGACGAGGAATGGGCGCACACATATAAATACTTAGGTGAAATAAGAAAAGCGGAAGCAAAAGCGAAAGGCGATGGATAACGTGTTGAAATTCCTCATCAAGCTCAAAGCCGACAAAGGCAATGTCGTGTCGGTGGCAAGAGAGACGGAGCGGCAGCTTGACAGCATAAACCGAAAGGCGTCGGTTGTCGGTCGCGGCTTGCGAAAGGCATTCTCGATGGAGGGGTTCAAAGGTTCGCTCATGTCGATTCCAGGCATGCAGTTCCTGATGAACCCATATACGATGATCGGCGCGGGCGTCGGGGCGATGGTGCGGCTCGGGGCGCAGGCCGAGAGCGTGAACGTGGCCTTCACCACGCTGGTGGGTAGCGAGGGCAAGGCCGCCCAGATGTTGGGACAGATAAACGACTTCGCCGCCCACTCGCCCTTCGGCAAGATGGATCTCACCCAGAGTGCGCAGACCATGCTCAACTTCGGCGTCGAGACGGGCAAGGTGCTGCCGCTGCTGCGCCAGCTGGGCGACATTTCGGGCGGCGACAAGGATAAGATGTCGGCCCTCTCGCTGGTGATGGGCCAGGTGTCAAGTACAGGCTATTTGATGGGACAAGACCTGTTGCAGTTCATCAATGCGGGGTTCAACCCCATCCAGGAGCTGTCACAGATGACCGGCATATCCGTCGACAAGCTCAAGGACAAGATGGCGAAGGGGCAGATAACGTACCAAAACGTGGAACAGGCCATAGCCCATGCTACGGGTGCTGGCGGCAAGTTCAACGGCATGATGGACAAGCAGAGCCAGACATTGTCCGGCAAATGGAGCACGCTGATGGACACCGTGCAACAGGGTGCTATTGACCTCTCGCAGAGCGTTAATACGCCCATTGCCGAGTTTGTGGAGAAAATAACCGCTGCCATCCCACGGGTGTTCGCCGTCTTTCAGGCCGTATTCTCGGCCATCTCCGCAGGCATCGGGTTCGTGGTGAGGTTCCGCACGGCATTCATGATCCTGGGCGGTGCGGTGCTGGCTGTGTGGGCCGTCTTCCGCACATACACGATGGCATTGGCCGCCTACCAGGCCATCACCACGCTGGTAACGGCCGGTACGAAGATATGGACGGCCGCGCAGTGGCTGCTTAACGTGGCCATGACGGCCAACCCAATAGGGCTCATCGTCGCAGGCGTGGCCGCGCTCATCGCCGTCATCGTCTACTGCTGGACGAAGTTCGCGGGGTTCCGCGCATTTCTCATCACCATGTGGGACGTGTGGCGCAAGTTCGGTGACTTGATTAAGACCTACGTAGTGGACCGCATCAAGGAACTTATCCGTGGCGTAGGCCTGCTGTCCAAAGCGTTCTCCAAGCTGTTCTCGGGCGACTTCAAAGGCGCGGCAGCCGACTTCGCCGCTGGCGTGAAGAACGTCTCGGGCGTGAACAGCGCGGTTTCCCTTGTGAAGAGCACCGCAGCAACCGTTCGCGGCATCGGCGGCACGTTTCAGAAGAACCTGGCCGCAGAACGCGCCAAGGACAAGCAGAAGGAGAAGAAGAAAGGCGAACGTTCGGCCCTCTCCACACCAGGGCTAAAAGGCAGTGCGGCGGTCGGGGATGTGGTGTTCGGTGCAGGCAAGGGCAACGACAAGGCCGGCAAGGGCAAGAAGGGCCGCCGCTCGGCCGAGGAGATCGCCACAGGCGGCCGACGCTCCACGGCAATCACAATGAACATCTCCAAGTTTTTCGATACTTTGCACGTTCACATGACGGATAAGGCCGATACGGCCGAACTGGAAAGGATAGTTGTACAAAGTATGAACCGCGCGCTGGCCATCGCCACAAGCACCGACCGCGGGTAATCTTGTCAACCCGTCAACTTGTCAACCCGTAAACCCGTAAACTCATGAACACCGTAACGCGCTTCGCATTGGAAAACTTGGCACTCCGCATCACGGGCGCCAAGATACCTCCCTACTGGCTGTTCCGCGATGCGGGTATCCGCCAAGTTGACGATGGCGACTACTCCGCCATCCGAGCCATGAGTGACGAAGCCCTGGCCGACATGGTGCGGACCAACGCCCTGGGGCTGCCGATGGCCATGCCGCTTAGCCTGAAACTCGAAGAGCCCGGAGCGCAAGAGTGGCTGCTGCCATTCGAACCGATGGTAAGCATCACGGGCAGACACATCATCAAGCGCAGGCAAGTGAACAAGGGGCAAATCCGTGGTTCGATAAAGGAGCGGTGGGCGCAAGACGACTACGACATCACCATCGAGGGCGTGCTTATCGGCACCGACGGCCGATACCCTTCGGCCGACGTGGCTCGGCTCAAGAACTTCTGCGAGGCAGCCTCCGTTACGGCCCTCTCGCCGCTATTGGAGGTGTTCGGTATCTCGCGCCTGGTCATCGAGAGCTGGGAGATGCCATTCACCGCAGGCGAGGCCAACCAGAATTACTCCATCAGGGCATATAGCGACGACATATACAAGCTGCTGCTTGGCGCGAACGAATACGCGCTCATGAACCAATAAAGGAAAGGACACGCACATGTACACAATGGCATACGACATCACCATCGGCAATTACAAGCTCGGCATGCTCGCCGCGGTTAGCGTGCACAAGAGCGTGGAGCTCTTGGCCGACACGTGCGAGATAACCTTGCCGGCGGCGCAACTCAACGCGGCTCTCGACGTGGAAAGCCGCATAAGGCGCGGCGATCGCGTGACGGTGAAGCTCGGATATAGGGAAACGGGGCTGGTGGAAGAGTTCAGCGGATGGCTGCAACGCATCGCCACTGACGGGGGCGACATCAAGCTGTTCTGTGAGGACGACTTGTTCACGTTCAGGCGAGCCCTCCCCAATGAGGTCCTGAAACAAGTGTCGCTCTCTGAGCTGCTAGCCCATATAATAAAGGGTGTGGGCAAGGACTATAAGGTCAATTGTACCTACACATGGACCTACGCCAAGTTCGTCATCCACGACGCCACGGGCTACGACGTGTTGAAGAAGGCGCAGGAAGAGTGCGGCGCGGACATCTACATCCAAGACAACACACTGCACGTGCATCCACCGGGCGAGGTGACGGGCAAGGAACGCCGATACGACTTCGCCCTCAATGTAGAAGAAGCCGACCTCACCTATCGGCGCGCCGAAGACAAGAAGGTGCGCGTGGTTGTCAAGGCCTTGATGCCCGACGGCAAGGTGAAGGAAGTGGAAGTGGGCAGCACTGGTGGCGAGAAGGTGGAGGTGAAATGCCACGCTTCGGACACCGCATCGATGCAGGCACGAGGCGAGGCCGAAGTGCGCCGCCGAAGTTTCGACGGTTACGACGGCAGCATTACCACATGGCTCGTGCCACAATGTGTGCCAGGCGACACCGCCACGCTGCACGACGCTGACTATCCCAATAAGGACGGTACATACTACGTGCGAGCCGTCACCACATCGTTCTCCGAGAATGGTGGGGTGCGTAAGATTGAATTAGGTTTCAGGTTAAGTTAGACGGAATATGGACAACTACAAGGAACTGGCGCAATTGGTGCGCAGCGCAGCCGGCAAGGCCCAACTCACACTGATGCAGGGCATCGTGCGCAAGACGGACGGCCTGACGTGCGAAGTGGAGATTGGCGGCATCGCCGTACCGGACGTGCGGTTGCGCGCTTCGGAAGCTGCGGACGGCGGGCAGATGCTCGTAACGCCGAAAACAGGCAGCGCGGTAATCGTCGGCAGCTTGTCGGGCGACTTGACACAGCTCGTTGTCCTGGCCATCGACCACGCGGAGAGCATCACGCTGAACGGCGGCAAGCTGGGCGGCCTAATCAACATTGAGCAGCTAACGCAAAAGATTAACGAACTGGTGCAGGCATTCAACGCCCACACCCACCAAGGCTTTCACGGACCAACAGGCCCACCGCTCAAGCCGGCACAGAAGCTGAACAAGGGCGATTACGAGGACACGACAATAAGGCACTAGGCAGATGAACGGCATTCAATTAACGGACTTCGCCCCCGCTATCCGCGTTAGGCGAGACGAACAAGGCAAGATAACTTCGGGGCTGCAAGTGGGCGACATACTGCGGCAGAACCAGGCACTCATTCTGGCACTGAACAAGGGCGAACTGAAGGAACGTCCCTCGGTGGGCTGCGGCATCGCCGACATGCTGATGGACCACGACCCGCTATATTGGCGCACCCTGATACGCGAACAGCTGGAGATGGACCGCCAACGGGTGAACAACATTAGAATTACGCCGAAAGGCATCGAGATCGACGCAACATATTAAAGACAACATAACATGATAGAACATTTCTTACAAGAACTTTCCGAGGCACTCTCCACCGTGTGGGGGTGGCTGCTGTGCGCAGCCTTGCTGGTTATGAATTTCATCGTCGGCTATGAGAAGATGGTGGGCTTTACGGTTATGGCCATCGTGCTGGATGCCGTGTGGGGCATCGCTGCAAGCCTGGTACAAAGGCGTTTCGCACTGAGCGAACTGGCGCGCGACACGTTCTCGAAACTGGCCGTATATGGCACGGCCGTCTTCGCCTTCATCCTCATCGACAAGCTGGTGGGGGCTAGCGCGGGGCTGACCACCAGTATCATCTGTATCGGCATCATCCTGGTGGAACTGTGGAGCATGTCCGCCAGTATGCTGATTTGTTTCCCCCACATGCCTTTCTTGAATATATTGAAAAAGGCCCTAGCAGGAGAGATAGCCAGTAAACTTAACGTGAAGCCCGAAGACGTGGCAGAGGCGTTGGACACATTACATAAAGAAAGAAAATGAGAACAATTAAGTACATCGTGGTGCATGCCACAGGTGGTTCGCAGCGAACCACCATCAAGGAACTGATGATGGAGTTCGCCAGGCTGGACTGGAAGGCACCAGGTTACCACTATGTGGTGCATGTTGACGGCAAGATAACCCAACTGCTGAGCGAAGAGAAGGTGAGCAATGGCGTGAGAGGGTTCAACCACATGCTCATCAACGTGGCCTACATCGGCGGATTGGACGCCAAGGGCAAGTACGCCGACACGCGGACGCCGGAACAGAAAGAGGCCCTGCGCAAACTGCTGGGCATGCTGCATAAGAAGTATCCGGCCGCCGAGATACGCGGACATCGCGACTTCTCGCCAGATCTGAACCACAACGGCATCATTGAGCCCTGGGAGTTCATCAAGGCCTGCCCCTGTTTCGATGCAAAGAAAGAGTATAAGGACATTTAACCCCGAGAGCAATGAGACACCTATTATATATACTTGCATTAATCATGCTGCTGGCCTCATGCCGCACGACGCGGACGATAACCCGAAACAGCGAGGTGGACATTCGCCAGCGCGACTCGCTCGTGCTGCGCGACAGCGTGGTGCTGCGCTACGTCACCGCCACACGCGACAGCGTGACCATCCGCGACAGCGTAGTGGTTGTAAAGGACAGTTCGGGCAGGGTGATTGCCACCGAGCGGCACCGTATCAGCGAGCGAATGCGCGACACGCGGGCAGACAACTCGGCCACGGCCACGCGCGACAAGACACACGACAAGGGTGTTAGCACACATGTGAAGGAAAAGGTAACGGACTCGAAATCCGCTTGGCCAACCCTCGGTACGGTAATGGACATCGTGGGGTGGATAGCCTTCGCATTGTTTCTCATTCTTTTCGCACGCAAATTATGGAGACGACGGTAAGGGACGGCCAGACGTTGGCCGACATAGCCGTACAGGAATACGGCGCATTGGAGGCGGTGGTGCGGCTGGCTATGGACAACAACATGGCCGTGAGCCAGGCACCGCCTGCGGAAATGCGCCTACGCCTGCACGACGGCGAGTACAACCGCCCCATGCGCCGCTATTGCCAGGCACACGGCATAGCCCCGGCCACACTACGCGGTGATGGTGGAACAAGAGCGCGCATATTCAACGAGACTTTCAACGACACATTCAACTAAACCCAACTCAATGGCACGCACGATAGCAGAGATAAAGCGCACGATGACCGATGCATTCATGGCCAACGCCACGCTGCGGGAGGCATACGGACTGGCGGAGGGCGACACCTTCGAAAGAAGCTTCTCGACGGTGAGCATCGAGAACATCCTGTTCTTCATCGTGGCGGCCTGCTGCCACGTGATGGAAGCCCTGTTCGACCGCCACCGACTGGATGTGGACGAGAAGATTGGCCGCGCCGTTGTGGCCAGCGTGCCGTGGTACTATAAGGTGGCACGGCAGTTCCAGTACGGCGACGCCCTCACCTTTGACGAAACCACCTCGCAATGGCGTTACCCCGCCATTGACGAGAAGAAACGGCTGGTGCGGTACGTGGCCGTGCGCGACCGTGGGACAAGCATACAGGTGTTGGCATCTGCCGACAAGGATGGGCTGCCCGAACCTCTTTCGGCCGACGTTCTAACGGCGTTCAAACACTATATGAACCGCGTTAAGATTGCGGGTGTGGTACTCAACGTTCGTTCGCTGCCCGCCGACAGCATTCAGGTGAGAGCTATGGTGCAGGTGGACCCGCTTATCCTTAGTGCGAACGGAACAAGGAACGGCGATGGGGCGAAACCCGTCGAGGCTGCAATAAATGCCTACCTGCGCGGTATCACTTATGGCGGAACGTTCAACAAAACGAGTCTTGTTGATGCCATCCAAGCCGTGGAGGGCGTGGTGGACGTGACGCTGGGCGAATGCCTCTACAAGGCGGCCTCCGATGCCGACTTCCGCCTCGTGGCGGGCAACAACTATACTGCAGAGGGTGGCAGCCTTGTCGCCATTGGACTTCAAAACTCGATAAGATATGTGGTATGACGTAGACTTCAACCGATGGGCCGTGCAGCTGTTGCCGCCCATATTGCGCAGCCGAGTGCTGGTGGCCTTGCTCCGCATCCTCATCATTCCGCTGGCTTACGTTCACCGCCTCTTCACGGAATATCGCAAGAAGGTGGCCGACAGGCTCGACATCACGGCCAGCGTGCAAGACATCGAGCGCGCGCTCAACCGTCGATTCTTCTTGCGAAACAGGCAGATATACATAGAGTCCGAATCTGACGACCGGCATCCGTGCCTGTATTTCCATGCGGAGGGCAAGCCGCCCACATTCCTAAACCCACGCATGACGTTATGGATGGCCGGCGAAGTGCCAAGCAAGCCAAACTTCACTATATTTGTCCCCAGTTTCCTTGCCACTTCGTTAAATCCAGAAGAAGACCGCCACAAGGGGCGACACCTCGCGGAGATCATACGCATTGTCGAACGATATAAACCGGCTGGCCGACGCTATGCCATAGCAATATACGAATATGAATAGACTTGTATTTAATGAGGGGGGACAGCCCATATTCCTCGACGACATCAAACTTTTGCAAGACAATGACGCTGGCTTCAATCGGCAGTTTCTAAATGCCATAAGCGGGAAATCCTCCGCATTCTTGCTTCAACATTTGGAGATGAAACCATTATCCGTAGATCAGGAGAAGTTGACGACGACGGCCAAGATTTTCGCGAATTCTGTTGTTCTGTCTGGTGAAATAATAGACTTCCCGGAAACAACGGTAACGGTTCGGACTTGGAACGACCCGGTATACGTCTGTGTCACAGAGACAGAAAATGAAGGGCGAGAATTCGAAGACGGGCAGGAAAGGCCATGCAGGCTGTCAAGGCAGGCATACATAAGTACAAGTAAGGATGGTGCCAAGGTTTCCTACAACGTTCTCGAGCTCCCGACGTTGACCGAGCTTTTACGGAGAAACCTTGGCCTGGGCGGCGTAGACACTTGGAAAAACATTCCTGTTACATTCTTCAATGGATACACTGGAAAGGTGCAATACCAGAAACAGGGCGATTCCACACGCATAAAGGTCAAGATAAGCAGCATGAAGGGTGAATGGGATGCCATGCCCGGAAAGGGAATCCTTTTTGAAGTGGACCCCCAGGTTGGTTCGTTTTTAAACAGGAAATGGAGTGGAACTTTTGGAACTGGTGGAGACGATGGCTCACACCTATGCGCCTTAGAGTTTTACGACGGGAAATGTTCTCTTAGAGACCTGCGAGAATTTTCAGGTGCATCTGATGTTCTGGACTCACCCATAGAATGCCCTGTCTCCCTAACATTTGAAATACTGCAATAGGTGTGGCAAATGAAAAGAGTCCAAATAACAGTGCTTGGATGAGAAAGGATAAAACATAGGGGTGTATAACACCTGTTAAACAGGAACATATTATAATTCAGATAAACGACAATGGATACAGTATATGATCTGCTTAGTAGAGCGAAGAAACTCAGTGAGAAGAATCAGGTGAATAGTATTACACCTGAAGAAGTTGGTAAGCTGCACGAGGACACCCTAGCATACATTGCCTCATTAGAACAGTCGGCAGATAGTCTGGGTATTAAGAAGGTTTACAAATCTAAGCCAGATATGGAGGCAGACACTACCCCTATTGCCACTAACGGTAAGGTTCTGCGTTATGGTCAACTGGTAAGCGTCTATGATGGTGCACACCCAGATAATCCAGACAATGGGAATATCTATGCCTATCAGAAGCCAGGATGGCTGCTGATGGGTGAGCTTTCCGCAAAAATGACGCCCAATGTAGTTCAGGAAGCGGGTGATAGCGCAACCAAAGTGATGTCACAACAAGCGGTGACAGGACTATTGACGGAATACAATGTCAGTATTAATAATGGTGGAAAGACATACACATTACAGGGCGCTATTGGCGATGTACCAAGTGATTTTCAAAAGGGAGGTCTAGTAATCGGTTTTATAGATTCTATAACGAATCTATACGTAAGGTATTACAATCAGTGCGACAAATGGACAACATCAGAAGAGTGTTGGCGGCCTATTGGTAATGAAATCATCAATGAAACTAGAGAGAGAAAACTTGTCTGCGGCAATCTAAACATTAGTACAGGATCTTCGTTTAGAAGATACAAGCTTGCTCCGAAGAATTTCATTTTTGAAAACGACGCCACCGTGACTAAGATTATATTCGGCACGAGTAGGGTGTTCTCTGAAGACAAAAAAGTAGAAGTATTCGAATACTCAAGAGGTAATACTGCGGCTGTAAATTCCCATTCATTGACACTCGAAAAAGGTAAGAATTACATTGAGTGCAACCTGCCATTTCGTAAGGGTGATGTCTTGATGGTGCAGAACCAAGAGGCTGTAAATACGAGTGGAGATACAGTCTTTCTAATTGGCACAAACTACAGTTTCCCAATGATTGGGATAGAAAATCTTTTTGGCCGATGGGCAGAAAGAGATACACATGGAGGAGCATATGATTTAGAATACAAGGAAGTTATCACGTATAATGCCAAAAGCTATGCTGACAAAACAGCTAAGAATACGTTTGAAGAGGCGAAAACATATGTGAATGAAAGGACGTCTCAGGAAAGCAACGCAATAAAGCGTTATGTTGAGGAGAACGTATTCAAGGGCAATATAAAAACTAGGCAGTTTGGGTACGATTATCTTGGGGGTGCTTTTAACAGAAAACTACAGATATTGTCGGCTGGTGACCAGAAACCCTTCAATGTAGACGTGCGCATTACAAAACTCATCTTCCGCGATGAGATTGCCAATCTTGTTAATGAGGACAAGGAGATAAAGGTTTATGATTGCCGTTTTGGTGTAAATGATAAAATTGAATACACGGCGACATTAAAGGCTAACACTAATTACGCTGTTTGTGATTTTACCCTTAGAAATGGTAGTGTGGTGATGGTACAGGATATCAAGCTATCCGAGAATGCATACTTAATCACGACTCTTTATGAGGCAAAAGGCTACTGTATAGACCAGTTCAATAGGTGGGTTGCTACATCTTCGCACTCTTCGCGGTTCTCATTTGAATATCAGATAAGGCTATCGAAGTTGGATGAGATACTTAACGGAGAAGGGAATGTTACCAGCTATGCGAATACTGATTTTGTAATAATATACGGTTCTTCCCTTACGGACCATTCATGTAGCATGCGTGGACACTCATGGTGTGAGAAGGTTAATGACATTGTCGATATTCCTGTATCAAACCATGCCCTAAGCGGCAGCACGTTGTCAGGCAATATGGGTATGCTCCTTGGTGTAGCAGACACATTACGACCTTCTTACGTGTGGTGGAATAACGAGGCTAACGGAACGAAGTACGGAAAGGACGCATTACCTCATATAAAGGCGGCAAAGGAAATATGCGACAGCATTAACGCCAAGATGATATTAGGTGGGGAGAACGGAACGGCCGTCGGCAGTATTAAACTGAAAGACATTGATAAGACCTATGAGCAGTTTGCCAAGGATAACGGTCTTATACATTCGGAATTACGCCGAGAAATTCCAAATGTGGGAGCAACTTATAAGGGCTTTGACAGCGGCGTGCACCAAGGCTATCGCAACCAAGCGTGCTTTTTCAAACATCTAGACGCATTCAATTCGCTACGTATCATGAAGTCCGTCAAGATATTCATAGTTCGCCCAAAGTCTGCCGACAAAGACATCCATGAGTTGTGCTATGACGACAGCTATCAACGTCTATTAAATTTTCGTGCAGCATCGAGTGGGACGAGGACATCTAAAACTTCGGGGCAGATTGACAATTTAGATGACGTGCGTTATGTAGTTGACGGAGGTACAGACAATGGGACTAAAATTCGTGAAGTAGATGAAGTCCTAACAGGCGGAAACGTCGCTTGCTCAAAGAAGGCTGTGATAGAGGTTATCACCGACACGATAGGCGTAATGAGCGGAACATTCGTTGTAACCTGCGATACAAGGCCGACGAGCGTATATATCGCAAGGGTGCGTAATGCGAGTACATCGTACGATGGCAGCATTAGAAGTAGGTGGGAGCGCGTAGACTTCACATACGAAAACAATATGATTGTAGTAGATCTAGGACGAAAGAATGTGGATATACAGCTGTATGACAAGATTCGTTTCATGGTGGCGTGTGATGGCGCGTTCAACCTTTCAAAACCCATATTCAAAGGGTATGACGGAGTTCCAAAGAGCATTGTAAAGACATACAATCAAAGACAATATGGCGCGGAACTGAACAACAACATACTAATGGCTGACGGTTGGACATTGAACGGAGCAAACATTGAGACCGCACCCGACGCACTGGGATTGTATAAAACAGGAACAAGCCACGTTAGACTTGGCTCTAAGGGAGATAATGCCACAAAGAGCATTGCTATACCCAAAGGGACAAGGCGTGTGGCTATTAGAATTGTAGCACAACGATTTTTGCCAATCGCAACAAAGAGGTTCGAGGGTAACACCGATGTTCAAAATAGTGGATATGTTACATCTACGCCGGCAATCGAGGCATACGACAATGATACCTCGTTAATGGGCGTGCTGATTAATGACGCCGCCTATTCTGAAAGGCTGGTACACCAAGGTTGGTACACGGATTATATATTGTATGATACTGACATGACGGATGAGACCCTTAAGATCGAGCTGTCAAAGATTAGCGATGACACTGCGCCTATATTCGTCTATTCCGTCAGCGTCCAAAAGGTAGAATAGTAGATAGAAGAATACGAGAAACTGCAGACTTAGTTCTGCACGGCCGGGGACAAAAAGCCCCCGACCATCGTTAAAAGCAACTGGCAATCACTTATAACAAACCGCGGAAGCGTGTGGTCGGGGGTAAGTCCTCGTCCACGCTTTCGCGGTTGTGCGTTAATAAGTGATTGCCGATACAAAGATACTAATAAAATTCAGGATAACAACAATGACACACACAATTTATTCACAAGCACCCCTGCCATTCATGGGGCAAAAGAGAAAGTTCGTTAAGGCATTTCGCCAAGTTTTGAAAGATTACCCCAACGATGTGACGATAGTCGACCTGTTCGGTGGCTCGGGCCTACTGTCCCATGTTGCCAAGCGTGAAAAACCGAATGCCACGGTGGCATATAACGACTACGACAACTATCATCGTCGTATCGCTGCCATTCCACGTACCAATGCGCTGCTGGCCCGCATCCGTGAAGTCACCGACAGCTTGCCGCGTGGTAAAGTGATACGCCAGCAGCACCGCGACAGAATATTGGAAATCATTGCCGAAGAGGAACTGCGCGGCTTTGTCGACTACATCACGCTGTCGCCGTCGCTCCTCTTCTCAATGAAATACGCCAACAATATGGCAGAACTCACCAAGCAAACATTCTACAATACGGTCCGGCGAAACGACTATTGTGCAGACGGCTACCTCGACGGCCTGACCATCGTGCGCAAGGACTACAAGGCCCTCTTCGCCGAATACCGCGACAAGCCCAATGTCCTCTTCCTTGTCGACCCGCCTTATCTCTCCACCGAGGTCGGCACGTACACAATGACGTGGAAACTGGCAGATTACCTCGACGTACTTACCATTCTCCAAGGGCACGACTATGTGTACTTCACTTCGAACAAGTCACAGATAATCGAACTGTGCGAATGGATAGGACAGAGCCGCATTGACCGCAACCCATTCGAACAGGCGCACCGCGTGGAAGTGAGCACCACGATGAATTACAACAGCAACTACACAGACATTATGCTGTACAAAAGGATGGGTGCATAATCAAGAACGGCATTCGAATACCCATCTAATGGTGTTCGAATGCCGTTCTTTACATTTTCCGAAGGTGTAGTCTTGCGTACGAAAAAAAACTGTACTATCCCGTCACATTTCGTTTTTCCTTAATTATTCACTTTTCGTTTTTAACGAGTATCACTTCTCGTTTTGCGGGATTTAGGCTGACGCCGTGTAAACTTGTTATCTTGTTACCTTGTCAACTAATAATGGTGAAAAGATGGCTGACGCCGTGTAAACTTGTTATCTTGTTACCTTGTCAACTA